TGCAGTTATAGTTTCGTTGCCTTTTTGAAATAATCCTGGAAAATTAGTACTTAGTCGGGTAAAATACTCTACTTTAGCTTCTTGTAACTGTTCTTTAATATTAGCTTTTTCTTTAGCATCAAACTTAACGAAATTCTTTAAACTTAATTCTAATACATTTAGTGTTCCTAACTGTAGTGGTACAAAATGTAAATTTTTGTTTAAATTATCTCTAACTGTTTTATCTTGAATGGCTTCTGCTGCTAAAGCTCTTATGCCGATTTTTTCGACTTCATTAGCCATTATGTATAATCCGCCATGTATAAGTCTAATACACGTTTAATGTGCGCAGGAAAATTTGTTGTGGCTACATATTGTATTTGAGTAGTATTAGGAGTGATATCACGATTGACATGCACTGCACTGTTATTTTTCATATAGTATTCTACCAAGTCCATAACAGCTAGTTTAAGATCGGACGGTATAGGGTCAAAGCCGCCAGTATACGTAATCTGATAGCCTCTGATTACTCTGGGAAAATATTCGTTATTTTTTAAAGCTTTAACACCCAGGCTGGTGGCTATATAGTCTACATATTCAGTTAATAAGGTAGTATAATTTTGACCATAATCTGAACTAGTCGCTACTTCTATTATAGCATTAACCGGAGTTTCTAGTAAAATAAACTCTTCTACGCCACCATCAAATACCTCAAGTTTAGGTACAAAGTAATAGTCTATAAAAGTTCTACGACAGTAGTTTATAACCAATTGACTAACCATGGGTATAAGCAAATCAATTTCACTGTCTTTGTTAACACTAGTAATACCCAGGTATGACTTAAATTCTGCTTTAGTAATTAAATTAGCCATATATACCCTTTGCTGTTTCTAAAGCCGTTATAGCTTTAGAAACAGGGCTTATATAAGCCCTGTTTTACTAACTAAAATTAAACGTAACGAACAGCAACTGCACCTTGACCATCTATTGAACTTAGTTGTGTCATACCAATACGCATACTAGCAACTAGTACACTGCGCTGATTGATCACTTCATCATCGCTGTCAAGACGCATACCACGGTGTGTTCCTACCAAGAAGTTTCGTGGGTTAAAGATCACAGCAGTAGCTTCACCAGCAGCAGGTGTAAGTGCAGCAAAGCTAGCACTGACTAGAACTGGTGTGTTACCAATTGAGCCAATTTGACCTGTAAGTAGTGTTGCAGCCGGTCCAACTTTGTCCATGGTTTGGAAAGTGCTGTCTTCTAGCAACTCATAGTAACCCTGTGTAGTTACAAAAATGAGCAATTCATTGGGTGTTAGACCCCAAGGCCCAAGATTTTTACGAGCCTCAATCAATTTAGCAACTGTTAACTTTGCAGTGGTAGCGTGAGTTACTGCTACTGTGCCACCTGCTGGATCATAGCTAAGCAATCCTTTTACTGGATCACTGCCTGTGCCTGCTCCACGTAACATTGCTTTATCTAGAGATTTAGCCATGCGACGAGCTAAAGCATCACGAACAAGACTTACTATAGGTAACAAGCTGTCTTCTTCTTCTTCGAATGCAATAAACTCTTTTGTAGCTAGTTTATAAGCTGTTAGAGTAATCTCTTTTACTGTACTGGTTTGTGCAGTAGTTCCGCTGCTTGCTGCTGAGCCATATGCTAGATTTTCTGTTAGACCTGCTCCAATAACCCAGTCTGCTGTATCGTTAGTATCTGGATTTACTGGAATACGCATTACAGGATTATTCATTGGAGTACTACGAATAGTGCCTGTAACTACTAATTGGCGACGCATTTCACTCTCTAGTGTGGTACTAACTTCTAGTTCCCAGTACTCGCCATTTGAACCTGTAACACGAGAGCCTCCAAATCCAGCTGCAGCTTTTTCTAGTAGCTGTTTGCCAAATTTAGTATCTTGTATAGGACGCTTTAAGATTTTGCTAATAAGAACAGCACGTTCTTTATCTAAGTAAGGAATATCTGCTTCTTTAGGATCAGTAAACTGCATACGGCTACGTTGAATAGCCTCTAATTCACCGCTCTTGCTTTGTAGCGCTTCTAGCTCACGAGCTTTTTCTTTGATAGCAGCTTCTAAGCCTTCCAGTGCAGTTTTATGTTCTGCAGCTTGATCTTCTAAGCGTTTTTCAATATCACTGAGCAGTCGCTCAGCACCTGTATCAACTGTTTGCACTAAAGGCTGTGGACTAACAGCATTAACGGCTGCTTTAATCTTGGCCTGTAGTATTTCTTCTTCTTGAATTTTACGCTGTGCATCTTCACTGGCTTTAGTTTGTGCTTCTAGCACAGCTTTAGCAGTTTGCTCAGCAGCCTTAGCAGCAGCATCTGCTAATAATTTTTCTAAGTCTTTTGGATCCATGTCCCATTCCTCATTAGTTGTGCTTTTTGCTAATTTTGGGGTATCAAGCTTTTTAGCTGATGCCTTTGGAGCAAATTGCTGTTTAAATAATTCAAATTCATTTGCATCGTCAAATGCTTTGGCTAAACTAAAAATTGTATTTTGATTGGCTGGTATTGAAACCACGCTAATCTCATGCAACTCTAACTGCTTAATTAAAAACGATTCGCTAGCACTGTCATAATCGGCATCACGAACTCTAAAACCAACACTAAATGCACTTAATAAACCCTTTTTAATCAGTTTATAAACATCACCTACTTCACTGGGAACCTGTGCTCGAATCCAAAGTCCACTATCTGTGACTTTGTGCTCAACCATTTTTCCTACCGGCATTTGGTGATTGTGATAGGCTAGTATAATTGGATTTTTAAGATAATTATATAATCCTTCTTTCCAAGCTGAAACAGGAATAACATCGCCCTGTCTATCACGGTCTACAGTGCTGGCATATCCTTCAATATAAATGCTATCATCGGACTCTGTACTAGCTGCTGTAAACTTACTGGTTAAATAGAGTAATTTATCTAATTTTTGTTTCATATTACTCCCTCTGCTGTACTAGGCCTACCACCTTGGGATGGATCAGCTGCTGAACCTGCTATATTAGCAGGTATTCTTATAGTATTCCCGCCTTCTAAGCTAGGATACCTTAACTCTTTTCTAGCTTCATTAGGCGTAATAATTCCGCCATTGACTAAGCTAACATGATATTTTGCTAGCTCACCTAGTTCAGGCTGTAGTGCGCTAATATTACTAGTAACTGGTTCAATATCATAACCAAAATATCGCTCTAATGAGCTGTGATATAGTTGTACTAGTGGTAATACAGTTTCTAAATAGAATAATCTGAGGTTAGGACCAATATTAGCATTATTTCCGCCATTTAGCAATATAGGCGGTACACCTATAGCTGTTACTATTCTTTCACTGTGTGTACGTATAGCCACGTCAAAATCTAAATCTTTAAAATTTTGTTCACTTAGTCGCTGTGGCTTAAGTCCACTGTCTAGAATAATAGGCCGTTTGCCTCCACTACGACTATTATATCGTTGCTGCCAGTATTGCAGTGTTTTTTCTTTGGCAGCCTGTGACAAAGTATTTTCACTTGTAAGCACCAAACCAAATATAGTACCATTTTCAAAAAACTTTTGCTGAAATTCCTGCATGCTATACAGTATGTTTATATTGTCCAAGCAAGCCTGTAATCTGCTTGCTCCTCTGTATATACTAGCACTATTAATATCTTTAAAGTAGAACACTTCACTTTCACTAAAATCTACTGATGCGCTGTACTTATAGCCACGTATATAAGTTTTAGGGTCTGTGATTATTTCTACATTTTCAGCAGGCAGGTGGTACATAAAAGTACCATCAAAGTGTATAAAACTGTTGCCATCTAATAGTAGGTCTTTGAACAGTTCTCGTCTAAAATCTTGAGCACTTTGATAGGGATTGGGTCTAAAATTCAGTAAATTAACCAGTGTTTTTTGTCTGATTCCATTAACCACACCGTCATTGACTTTATCTTTGACATCATAGTCTAATCTAGCACAGGCACTGACCACCATGTTAACACTGCGATTTACTATGTCCAGCTTACGAAATGCAACTCTATAATTAGGTACAAAACTAGTAGGCCCTATACTGGTGCCTTCATCTGTGTGTATTACTGGCTGTGCAGGGTTTAGTTTTTCTACCAACCAATTACGAAAATTTTGTAACACCAGTTAAATCTCCAGTAAATTCGCTAAAACTGCCAGTGGTGCTGCCACGATAAACATGTGTGCCACTAGCGTGTTTTTCACGCTGTGCATTAATCCAGCGTTCTTGTTTACCAACTGTACTAGGCAGTGGCGATTTACCGTATATGCTGTGTAGTTGTACGTGATGACGATTGCACAGTGTATAAACTAAATCATAAATTTCTACTTGGTGTTCACTGATAAATTGCTCGCGTATAGCTAACACACCGGTATCGCTAGAGATATCATAGTTGTTTTTGCGTGCCCAGATTTCTAATAGATAGCTTAAACTATGTAAATGATGCAGTTCTAGCTCTACAGTGGTATTACAGATAAAACAATGATCTTGTTTTTCATAGGCTTTTTTGGCTAGATCTCTGATCCACTTTACTGCCAGTCTTTTATTGGTATTTGTAGCCATAATTTTTTTTAAACTTTTATGATTTAAACTATTTTACCCTAAACAGCACAATTAAGTCAATAGTAAAATTTTATACCACGTAGGTATAAAGTGCATACCTAACAGCATCTGCTATGTGAGACCAACTGTCATGTTTAGGTCTTTCACGTAGTAATCCCTCACGATCATCCCAGCGATATTGATCTATCATGCCTAGTACATGTTTGCAACTGCTTAATACTCGCAAGCGGCCACTAACTATTAAGCTTTGTACATATGCAATTCCTGGTAGTACATCCTTGCGAGCTCGAGTAGTTGCTATATCATAGTTATAGGCTAAATCAGCACTGAACTGTGCTGCTGCACTATCAATAAATATAGTTTCAATGTTCCAGGTATCGATTAGTTGGTGAAAATGTTCGCTGTGTTGCTGTGTGGTGCGCTCGCTTTCACAGTAGTCTGCTACTACCCAGAACAGTAGTCCATCATAGACGATTACTACAAACGCTGTGGCGTCTCTGAAGCCTGGATCACAACCTGCAAAGGTCTCGCCACGTAGATCACTGGGTAAACTGTCTACTATATGACTAGTATTAAATCCTTCATATATTTGACCTACATAGCTAGTAAAACTAGCCATGTACTCTTGTTCAAATTCTGATTTTGGTAGACTACGACGCGCTTCTTCGACATCGCTGCTACTCATGCGTGTATTTTCAGTATAGTCTGCTTGTATGCTACACCATTCTGGGTAGATATCACTAAATCCGCGCTGATAGAAGCGTGAAAACCAGTTTTCGCGTCCACGAGGTGTACTAATAAATATAGCTTTACTAGCCGGTTTATCTAAGGTAGGTCGTAGTTGTATATTAAAGGCACTTTCACCACTTTCACTAAGAGCAGCCTCATCAAACAGTATAAGATCATAGCTACGACCCACACTACTATCCACAGTGCTAATACTGCCCATGCGTATAGTACTGCCTATGTCTAACTCGATTACTCTATCTTTAACATTATCTCGTTTAACTTCTAAGTCAAAGTGACGTATTAATTTACGCTGTAATTCAAAACTTATACTACTTAAACTATAGTTAGGACTAATTACTAGTACATGGCTATCAGGTATTAAACTGACTAATTGAGCTATAACATTGCTAATATAGGTTTTGCCTAATCGTCTGGCTAGCGCAGCGCATATAAACCTATAGCTGGGATTATTAACTGCGTTGATTAGTGCGATTTGGGGTCTGTTAATAGTATCATACATACCCAATAGTTTAAGGTAATTATCTATGGGTAGTTTAATAAATCTGCTAGATACATAGTCTGCTATACTATCACCGCATATATTACTTCGACTAATGGTTAGCACGACCATCTCCACTATAACAAATTACTGATCGAGGTTTTGGTGTAATAGTTTCTAGATAAGCTAATCTATCTAGATCTGGTACCACTGGTTTAAGCAATGCACTACTAATTAAATCTTGTATGGTTGCTATGGTACGATGCCACCAAGCTAAAATATTGTCTTGATATTCTTGTTGTTTATGTGTATCAAACTGAATTTCCTGACACCTAGTAACAGCATTAGCCCAAGTATCGGCATAGATCCAAGGCGGTAGTTCACCAAAAAAACTAAAAGTGTCTAGAATCTCTTGCTGCGAACCACAGACCACTGGTATAGCCCCACTGATACTAGCTTCATAGTGCCGCCAACAATCCAAGCTACTGTTACCAGGACCGCAAGGTACAAACACTGAATTATTATAAAGTGACTGTATTTCTTGTGGAGTTTGATTGCCATAACCTACAACTATATTATTCCACATACGCCAAAACTCTACTAGCATGTGCTGTCTATTAGGCCTTAATGCACCACTAAAGCTCCAGGTCCAGCGTCGACTAGCCATTTTTTGTGGTGATAGTAGTGGATCAAACCCATTAGCATAACCTAGTGGTATAGCATATGTATTAGATTGATAGCTATCAAGATGTTCGCCGTGTCTATGATGGCGTAAAAATAAGTTTGTAGTTAGGCTTAGTAAATTATGTAATTGATTTTGTTCACTGGCCCACTCATCAGCTAATTGTATGATTACTTTAGGCCGTAGTTTAATAGCTAGATCTTTTACAGTTTCATAGCTAGCGGCATAGCCAAAGTGACTACGCTTGGTAGGATCTGTGCAATTATAAACTAGTATATCACAGCTAGCACTTGAATTATATTTAGCTAACAGAGTTTTAAAAATATAATCATGATTGACTAAACAGTGATCATTTATTATTTTAACCATTATTAATCAACTTGCTAAGTAGTTGACTGTACTTGGTGTCTATGCCTTCATTGTTAATCTGCACATTGACCTGATTACGAGGACCCGCTTGCAATTTAGCTAGTTCAATTTCACGATCTAATAGGTCCAGTGTCATTTTGTGTGATAGATGTAGTAGATCAGCAATGTCTTTGTTTGACCCTATGCCGGCTTCTTCTAGCTCCTCAAACTTACGTCGTATAACTGCGTCTAGTGCACGACGCATTAAAAATTTATTGTTATAGCCTATGTCAAAAAACACGCGACTAATATATCCACGAACTTCGCTGCGAGCTAGTAGTTCGCAAACACGACTTAGTGGTACTCCAAGCTGCTCGCTGACCAGTTGTGCACTGTTATGTTCTAGGTAGCTGTTAGCTACCTCAAGAGCTTCAGGAGAAATTTGTAGGGTTTCTGCAGGTAATTGTTCCATTGGTACTATTTGTTAATTTGAGCAGATTCACCATCTGCAATTACACAAGCACGTTTTCCATCCGTGACTACTACAGTCCAGGTACCGGTTTCACTGTTCATTAAAAATAGCAGTGTACCAGTTCCTAGCTCACCTATAATTACAGGCTTTTCTTTGTATGGTTCGATTTTTTCCATCACAGTAGCTAGGCTACTGCAAGCCACAGTCCAAGTTTCAGTGGTAATAGGCATGGCTTGTAGCAATGCTGGCCACAACGGTAGTAATAAACTTAATTTTTTCATACTGGCTCTACTAAATTTTCATGAAAAATTTCCCAGCACTTTTGCCAGGTCCAATGCTTGCTGCCTAGATACACTAGATCTCTGTCTAGGTGTAAACACTGGTGGACAGCTTGAGCTAAATTTTTGTCGAGTATACCAGTTACTCCACACTCAACAACATCTAGTGGGCCATTTACAGGGTAGGCTGCGACTGGAGTTCCGCAAGCAATTGCTTCTAACATTACTAGGCCAAAGGTGTCCCAGGTTGAGGGAAACACAAACACATCCGCATTTTGATAGTATTCGGCTAGCTCCACACCATGACGCATGCCTGCATACTCTACTGTGGGATAATGTTTTTTGAGACGGTCAAGATGTGGACCTGAGCCTACTAAAATTTTATGGGTATTTGGTATTTCTAATTCGCAAAAACGTTCTAGGTTTTTCTCACGGCTGACCCTGGACACACACAGTAATGTTTTACGCGGTTTTGCAGCCCTAGGCTGTGGGTTAAATAGTTCACAGTCAACTCCACGAGTCCAACTCACAGCACCACTAATGCCACGAGCTATGAGTTCACTAACAACTGATTTGGTAGTAGCCAAGCAACGACCACTGTGCTTGTGAAACCAGCGAATATATCGCCAGGTTAGCCACTCAGGAATACCTAACAGAGTATGTAAACCTTCAGGAAATCTAGTATGATAGCTGGTGTTATACCGAATGCCACGACTGGTAAGGTATGCTCTGGCAGCTAATCCTAGCGGACCTTCTGTGGCAATGTGATAGTAACTGGGACCCGCCAGTTCCAAGTGTTTGGCCATACGCCAGGGTAAGGCTAGTTTAACTTCTGGATAGCCAGGACAGCTGATATGTGGAAACTTAGTGGGATCTATGAACTCAATGGTATAACCATCACTGTGTGCAACTTTAGCTAGGTTTCGGTAGGTTGTAACTACACCGTTAACTTGATCTGGTAGGTTGTCTGTTATTACTAGTATTTTTTTCATATGCTAATAGTTTTAACACTATAGGTTGTTCTGTTCCAATCACAGCGACGGCCTCGGGGATTACTGGTAAATCGCATGTACTTGTAAGGTATGTCTTTGTGATCATGGTTGTGTCCAAACAGCCAGGCGGTAATTTTATTGTAGAGATCACTACTAAGAGCATGATTAAATCTCGTATTTCCATAGCAGCCTACCATGTCTGCTTCTTGGGGATACCTCATCCAGCTAATACAGCTGGGGTGTGGCAGGGTGTGTGTGACTACTACGATCTTGTGGATGCTGTGATCAAGATTAGCACCGACAACACAGCCAGTTAAAAAGTGTGCGTCTAGTAAGCTTTGCTGTTCCTGTAAACTAATTATGTGAGGTGTTAGTCCTGATATAGCTATGCCAGTTTGCATGCTTTGTGCACGGCTAATGTTGGGCGATCCAAAATCAAAACTCCACCAACCGCAGCAGCCTACGAACTGTATATTATTGATCACAGGTTGTTCTAGGGTTAAACAAACAGCGCGAGTTTGAGCAATACTAGCCAACCAGCTCTCAATGCTGTGAGTTAAATCGTTCATCCTAGTCTGATGCTCGTGATTGCCGTCTATGACCAACACAGTTTTGTAGTAATCACACAGTTTGTCTAGGTAGCTGCAGCTTAGGTCAATGCTATCACTGGTGTCGCCTGCTACAACTAGGGTATCACTCTGCTGTGTGTGCAGCCAGTCAAACTGGTGAGGGGTACCCCAGTGATCTATGTGCAGGTCGCTTACTAGGTCAAGATTCATGTTTTTGCCACCGAACAATGTGCCAGGTGCCTGTGCTATCCTCACACAGCGCTGTGCAGCTTTCAACCCAGTCACCGCAGTTCATGTACTTAACATCAAAAATAGTTTTAATTTCTGCACGGTGTATGTGTCCACAGATTACTCCGGTAAAATTTTTACGTTGACAGTAGCTGGCTAGGTTTTGCTCAAACTGAAACATAAAAGTAACAGCTCGTTTTACTCTGTGCTTTAGGTACTGACTTAGGCTCCAGTATCCAAAACCTAGTTTATGTCGCCACCAGTTAAATTTAGAATTAATTGCTAGTAGTAAGTCATAGGCACGATCGCCTAGGAAGCTTATCCAGGGAGCTAGTCTGGTTATGCCATCAAACAAATCACCGTGTATTACTAAGTATCGGTTACCGTCTACGCCTAGATGCGTCCAGTGGTTGGCTATATTGATCTTACTAAAACTGATCTTGTAGGGTATTAAGGTGCGTAGAAATTCGTCGTGATTGCCTGCTATCCAGACTATGTTAGTACCACGCTTGGTTTGTTTAAGCAGTTCACGCACTACAGCAGTGTGTGAGTTATCCCAGTACCAACGATTTTGGGTGATTTTCCAAGCGTCTATGATGTCTCCTACAAGGTACAGTGTTTCGCAACTGTTGTGCTTTAGGAAATTTAGTAACAATTTACTATTACAGCTACGACTGCCCAGATGAAGGTCAGAAATAGCAATGGTTTTGTAGTCCATAGTAATGCTCCTAAAATTATTTTGATTATAACTGATTTGATTGTTATTTTCAAGCCTAGGTTTTGGCACCCTAGGGGTTTTGAAAAATTTTTAAATAGGCCGCGTGTTGGGGGGCGCTGGGTATAAAAACTAATACTAAGTCTTATAACCGCCCTATTAGTTATAAATCTTAGTAGTAATTATTTTATTGAAATTATTATACGGTAAATGTCCTGCCATTATTACTACTTCTGCAAAAAGATAATGGATCAGTAATAACTAACTGAACACCGAAGGGTGTACGGCGAAACATTATATTACCCTCATGAATATCAAGGATAAATCCGTCATACATTAGATAGCTGACAATAACCGCAACATCGCGTAACTCAGCCGACCAGCAGTAGGTATCATGGTAGCAATCACGGCAACCACGAGCAAATTTAGTTACTATTTCATCGACCAAGTAATCGAAAGTAACGTATTCAAGAGAATCAGCACTCATGCCAAAACTAGTTGACAAAACATGTACTAATTCATCTAACTGAAGCTCATCGATGGATACTAAAGGCTCAAGCTCTACCTTAACGTAGGGGTTGCACTCGCGTGGCTTGCACAACACTGCGCCCATTACTTTGGGAAGATGAGGATTATCACTGCTAATTATAGCCTCAAGATAGTTATAATATCCATCTTTACCGGGACACTCTTCATTAAACCTTGCAAGTTTAACTGCGCTCGGATAATCGGCTTGTTTCAAAAACACGTTAGCGAAAGCACCACTGCCGAGCTTAATGCTTTGCTTATGCATACGCTTGCAAGCATTACGATAGGTTGCGGCTCGCTTTGTGACTTGGATCATTTGCTTAGTTCCTTGTTTGTTGCTGTTCATCACTTAACGGCTATTGTAGCCCTAAATTTTACGGTTACACTAGACTTATCCGACAAGCGGCAGTTATGCCGACAAGCGGTGGTAGTTGCCACTCATCGGACGATACCCGCCGCTTGTCGGCGCCAAATTTTATCATAAAATTTGCAGGGGTGTCAAGGGCTGGAGCTACCACACATCGGGCGGTAGCCGCCACTGGTCGGCTCATACTGTTATGCTAGCTATAACCATAGCGCCAAAAAT